AAAAAAAAGTTTTTTTATGTAATCTATAATAAAAAAGATAATAAATAGGAGAAAAAATATGGCTGAACGAATAGTTAGTCCAGGTGTATTTACAAGAGAAAGAGATGTTTCATTTCTACCACAAGGGATTGGTGACATTGGAGCAGCAATAATCGGGCCAACAGTTAAGGGCCCAGCATTCGTTCCAACAACCCTAACAAGTTTTTCTGAATTTGAAAATACTTTTGGTGGTGTAGATACACGGTATTATGTACCATATACAGTTAAAGAATATTTTGATAATGGTGCACCTGCCGTAACAATAGTAAGAGTTTTAGGTATCGGTGGATATCAAACTGATTCACTTTATATTAGTGTTTCATCTTCAACTCATAACGGAGTTGCAGCAGTTTTAAAACCTTCAAGAAATAGTCCAAGTTTAGATATTAACGGGCCAGGAAGTGCGTCAATGAGTTCTACTGCAGCGAAATATCATTGGGATGCATTTGAATTTACTGTAGGAACAACAGCATATACGGCATCGTTTGATACTGGTTCTAATAGCTACATCACAAAAGTATTTAGTACAGATCCACAAGATACAAATAAAGACTTGTATGTGTATAAAAACTTTGAACGTTTTCAATGTGAAAAATCATTTTCTTCAACCACAACTGCATCTTTAACAAGTGGTAGTGGAGAAGATTTCACAAATGATTATAGTGTAGCAACCACACCTTATATTGTTTCTCAATTGATTGGTGGATCAAGAAAGAATTTGTTTAAAGTTAATACTCGTTCTCACGGTACTGCTATTAATGAAAAATACAAATTAGCAGTTGCAGATTTAAGAGTTCAAGAAGATATTGCAGGTAGTGATTATGGTGATTTTACACTTAGATTATTGAAAAATAATCCAGGTGAAAACGATGATGGAGAATTAGTAGAAGAATATCAAAATGTAAATTTTGATCCAGATTCAGTAAAGTTTTTACCACGAGAAATTGGTGATAGGTATGTAACTATTGACACAAATGGTAAACTTACTTACAATGGTGATTGGCCAAATAAATCACAACATATTTATGTTAGTGATTATTCAACAAACCTCGAAGGTATTAGTGGAGACGCTTTACCTCACGGTTTTGCAGCAACTAAGAATCCAATTTCATCTGGGACTGTTCCAAGTGCTAGTTTTGTAACAAACCAGTTTACAGATCATATAGATACTTCACAAGGTAGATTTGATTCAAATGAATACTATGGTTGGGATTTTGAAAGTAAAGATAATCAAGAATATTTAGCACCTTCACCAACTTCAGTTGGTACTGGTCTTAATGCTGTATTTAGTTTAGAAAATATGTATGGACATGCAGATGCTAGTGAAATTGGAGCCGATACATATTCAAATGCATCACAGGCAATTACAATGACACTATCAGCAAAAGAACAAAGAAAATTTGTTGTTCCATTTCAAGGTGGATTTGATGGTGATAATCCAACTACAGTAAAAGCAACTGGTAATGATATTTCAGCCACAAACACACAAGGACTTAACTGTACAAATGCAAATACAAGTGGTACAGTAGCGTACAAACGAGCAATTAACGCTGTAAGTAATCCTGATGAGTTTGATATGAATATGTTGGTAACACCTGGTATTATACACGAATATCATACACAGGTAACCAATCACGCAATATCTAAAGTAGAAGATAGAGCAGATGCATTTTATGTTTTGGATGGTTCAAGATGGGGCCGTTCAGTAACAAATGCAGTTAGTGATATTAAATCAGTAGATACTAATTATGCAGCTACTTATTATCCTTGGGTTAAGATTCTTGATCCTGTTAAGAATAAACCAATGTGGGTTCCGCCTTCAGTTGTGATACCTGGTGTTATAGCTAATACTGATACTGTAGCACACGAATGGTTCGCACCAGCAGGTTTGAATCGTGGTGGATTAAGTTCAGTATTGGAAGCAAAAACAAGACTAACTCATAAAGAACGTGATACTCTTTATGATGGTCGTGTTAATCCAATCGCTTCATTCCCACAACAAGGAGTAGTGGTGTTTGGACAGAAAACATTACAAGGGAAACCATCAGCACTTGATAGAATCAATGTACGAAGATTGTTAATCAGACTTCGTAAGTTCATTGCAAGTTCTTCAAGGTACTTGGTATTCGAACAAAACACAGCAGCAACAAGAAATCGTTTCTTAGGTATTGTGAATCCATTTTTGAATTCCGTACAAGCTAATAGTGGTTTAAGTGCATTTAAAGTAGTGATGGATGATTCTAACAATACACCTGACGTTGTTGATAGAAATGAATTAAGAGGACAAATCTTTATTCAACCTACAAGAACAGCAGAGTTTATAGTATTAGACTTTATCATTCAACCTACGGGAGCAGCATTCCCTGAATAAGTTTGACTTATAAACAAACACTAACGTATAATGAAAAGCCCCAATTTTTAGTTGGGGTTTTTCTTTCTATAAAAAACTTCAATAAAACTTCAAAAAACAATATATTTGAGTATCACTTTTTTTTATTAAAGTGATATTTATATATGTAATAGTATGTGAACGGCATTAACAGGAGAACGAAAATGGCCGAGATTCTAAATCAAGACGAAATCTTTTTTACACCGTTTGAACCGAAGACTAAAAATCGGTTTATCATGTATATAGAAGATATACCTTCTTATTTTGTAAAAACAATGAACCGTCCCCAAATAACTTTTGATGAAGTTGAACTAAACCATATTAATGTAAAACGATTTCTTAAAGGTAAAGGTGTATGGGAGCCATTAGAAGTTACTCTTTATGATCCTATTGTTCCAAGTGGAGCACAAGCCGTAATGGAATGGGTTAGACAACACCATGAATCTGTAACGGGTAGAGATGGATATTCAGATTTCTATAAGAAAGAAATTAGATTCAATCTATTAGGTCCAGTTGGAGATAAAGTAGAGGAATGGGTACTTCATGGATGTTTTATTCAAACGGCCAATTTTAATGATTTAGATTTTGCAAACGGAACAGATGTAGTGGATATAAATCTAACACTTCGTTACGATTACGCCGTATTGTCGTTCTAAAAATATAGGAGAATAAAAATGAGTGAATGGATAGCAGCAAATTGGGAATATGTTTTGGTTGGTATTTACGCGATTGAAAAAATCGTGAAACTTACACCAACAAAATATGACGATATTCTTTTCGATATGATTCTTAAACCAATCAAAGAGAAATTTGCACCGAAAAAATAATTAAAAATAAAAGTTTTAAAGGTTATAAAGTATAATGGTTATAAATCTTGAATAAAATCAAAGGAGCTAAATATGGCTGAAAATCAATATGATTTTCCTACTGAGGTAATAGATTTGCCTTCAAAAGGATTATTGTATCCAAAAGAAAATCCACTTTCGAGTGGTAAAGTAGAAATAAAATACATGACTGCAAAGGAAGAAGATATTTTAACTTCTGCTAATTTAATTCAACAAGGTACTGTTTTAGATAAATTATTTGAATCGATAATTCCAGATAAATCTATCAAAATTGACGATATGTTAATTGGTGATAAAAATGCAATAATGTTAGGTGCTAGAATTTTGGGTTATGGTAAAGAGTATATAGTTGAGATTACTGATCCCGATTCTGGACTTACAAAAGAAATCACAGTAGATTTGTCAGAAAGGACTTTTCGAAAAATAGATTATTCTCAATTCAAAAGTGGTGAAAATAAATTTTCATTAGAATTACCTAATTCTAAACGTATAATTGAATTTAAATTACTAACTCATAAAGATGAGGCGGAAATAGAGGCCAGTATAAAGGCATTACAATCTATAACTAAGGTTACTGGAGTAAGTCCTGAACTTACTACTCGATTAAAACAACAAATTATTTCTGTAGATGGAGATAGTTCTAAAAAAAGAATAAATAAATTTGTTGATACTGAATTTCTTGCGTTAGATACTAAAGAATTTAGGACTTATGTAAAATCAATTGCTCCAGATATTGATATGTCTTCAGAATATATTAGTGGAATAGGAGAGCCCCATATGGTTGATATACCAATCGGGGTCACATTTTTTTGGCCTGGGTTCTAAATATAAACAAGTAGTACACGATGAGATATTTTCATTGTGTCATTATAGTAATGGATTTACTTTCAATGATGTATATAATATGCCCGTTCATTGGAGAAGATATTATATGAAAAAACTTGTTGATATTAAAGAAAAAGAAAGTGCGGCATATAAATCAAGTTCATCCCCCCCAAAAACCATACAACGACAACTATAATAAAAAAATAGATTCTTATATTTATTAATAAGATAAATCAATCTATATAATTGGAGATTTTAAATGGCAAAATTTGAGTTAACTGAAGGAATTCTTGACAGATTTATGAAAGGTGTTGAGAAGAGAGTTCAGAAAATGAAAGAAAAAAATGTTGATAAACTCTTGAAAGATCCAAAGTTTAAAAAAGAGTTAAATACTTTTGCCAAATCTTTAGGTTCTTTAGAGGACAGATTTAATCGGGCACAGGCTGGCATTACAAAGCGGTAACAAATAAAATTTAAAATCTTTTTCGAAATAACATATATAAAGGCATTTGATGGCTGGTGAAGAAAAGAAAATAGCTGCACAAAATGAAGAACAAAAGAAGACTGAAAAAGAAATCAACAAGATAAAAGATTCGAGTCTTCAAAAAGATAAAGATGCATTGGTAGTTTTAAAAGCGAGATTAGCTGCGGGTTTCGATTATATAAGACTATTACAAAAAGAAGTCGACAAAAAAGCGAAAATTTCAAATTTCGATAAAAAAAGAAATTTATTACTTAGTAAGGCTAAGAAGACTTTAGGAGATCAGGTCAAACTCCAGGATGAATCCGATAATGCAAAAAATATACTTGCCGAAGCTTCTAAAGTAACTAATGCTGAATCCGTGGCATTATTAACAAATATTG